AGGGAATCCACCGGGGCCTTCTTGTTGTACGAAAGCTTGGTCTGGATGGCCTGCAATCCATCCTCGATGTCCAAGCCGGGGGCTGGGAGGAACACTAGCCCGGCATCCTCAAGGTCCGCCATAACGGACGATACGCCGGTTTGCGTCTGATATTTGGCTGCACCAAGCCGAGGGTCGATCAGCCGCTCAAAGATGGTGTCGTTCGTGTCAGCCTCCATTTGGGTGATCAGGTCCACATAGTCACGTATCCCGTAACCAAGCCCCTTGGACCCCTCTCCACCAATCCACTTACCCCCGTGCCATCTGGCCCAGTCCCCGACATTCACATCCGGCCATTCCCGATAGATCCACCACGTATCCGACTGGTCCACGGCAATCCACGCCATAAACCAGTTCTTCCGTCCAGCAGGGTCGAGGATCAGGTACTTCGTCGTTCCCTTCAGGTTGATCGACTCGTGGGCTACGACGTTCAGATCGCGGCTGAAGTTGGGGAACTTCGTACTGACTGACTTCGTGGGCACCCCGTAGGCTCGGGTAAGGATTTCAGCTTCCGGCCTACCTTGCAGGTCCTTTGCTATGCGCTCATAGCCTCCGAATGGATTGTCTTTGCTATGAAAGTAGATGATTCCGGCGTCGCGTGTTGCGCTGTGCTGAACAAATGGAACATTCCTATTATTCAGCAGTTCAGCGGGCTTGTGCTCAACGGTCTTGGCTCCTGCCAAGTAATCACGAACGACTTCGGTCCAACCGTCGAGGGGCGTAAAGGTGACCAATAGCTTGGCGTTTCGCGTAGCCAAACGAAACCGAAGCGTATTGAGAAGCTCGGGGCCAATCAGATACTCGTCGCACCACGCTCCAATATTTGTCCATACGGGGTCCTTGGACCCTAACTCCGCGCCTTCCAGAATCGTATCGTTATTCAGATACTGGGAGTAGGTCTTAAAGATTACGTGGCTTTTATTTGGAAGGATAAAGCTACTCTTGCTAAAGCCGTTTTTGCGCGTGTAGGAAATATTGGTCTGTTCGCCTAGGGTCTTCTTTCTCAGTTCTTCTGGGAGCGCATCCCAGACATAGTTCTGCTGCTGGCGGACCGAAACATCGGCGTTCTGAGCAAAACACATTACTACCGAGCCCGGATTCTCAATTGCTGCGCGAACAATTGTCAGAGCTGCGTAAAAACTTTTTGAGCTTCTGTTCCCGCCGAGTACGATGACTTCATTGAATTTATCAAACAGTTCATCGGCTGTTTTCCAATGCGGTAAACGGAAGCCGTACCGATAGGGGTCGCGCTCGGCGTTTTCAATGGCGGCGTGGTAAAGCTCCCAGAGCTGCTTGAGCTGCTCTGGGTCCATCCGCGACACCTCCTCGTCAGTCGGAGGATTTAGAAGTTCGTGCTTCTTCCAATTCACAAATTCCTAGTTGCTTGATTTTCTCGGCCCGCCACGCAATCGCTGACTCCAAGTTCTTTCGGTAAGTCGAGTAGTGCTTCCCCTTGAGCGTTATGCTACTCTTGTACGTGTCATAACCGTTCTTGCGAAGGAAGTAAATGCCTATCGGAAGGTGGCTATTCTTCCCTAGGGAATAGCGCCGGTTAAGACCATTGATTGAGCTAGAGACGTTCCGAATATTGCACCAACGGTTGTCGTCGCGCTTCCCGTTGATGTGGTCTATCACGTCGGGCCACGTTCCGGTCACCAAGAAGTAGGCAAGCCTATGGGCTCGGATCAGATAGTTCTTCCCTTGGAACTTGGTCGATACGATCCGATATCCGCTTTCGTTTTTAGCTGGGCATATCCGACCCTTTGGTGAGAGAACCTGCCCCCGCGGCGACCGCCTTTCAATGGTTTGACTAATATCCCCGGTTTCCTTGTCGTACGAAAAACTAGAGGCTAGCCAGTTTTCGAGTTCTTTGGAGTAGTTAGCTTTATTGAGCATCCCAACAGACTTACCCCAACGTGGGTACACGGTCAAGTCCATTGTTAAAGAAAAGCCTCGTTTTCGTTAATGCCGGGAATCGTAGTTAAAGGAAAGCTCACTTTGCTTGTCGTATCTCCAGCTTCCATCGCCAGAAACCTATGGTGCAGGACCAGTACCCACCCTCGGTAAAAGAGTACTGACCGTAATGGCGCTTCCCCGTAGACACATCCGTCCACGACGAAGTGACTATCGTCTTGGTAAGCCAAAGGCCAAAGACGGGTCGTGTGCTTGGTAAGAAAGAAACTCTCATACGGCCTCCACGGGTTTAGCCACCACTTCCACGCTACTAGCCTTCAGCTTGGCCCGGGCTTCCTCAATAGCCTTCATCGCATCCTCCAAGCTAGGCGAGGCACCCTTGTGCTCCACCACCACCTTATTCTCTCCCATTACGGCCAAGTACTTGTCTATGCTGATGCCCCACGGGATCGCCAAGTCTCGGATGTTAGTCCGCGCCAACTGCTCCGGGTCCTCCGCCAGCATCCTCATCTTCTCCTTCTGAAGTAGCCGCAATCCCTCCGCGACCTCAAGGGCATCCTGCGCCAACACCTGCCTCCGTTCCTCCAACACCATCTGATGCCGGGCCTTAAGCCGACTAATGGTCTCCCACTTCATCCCAAGCTCCTCCCTAATCTTCCCAAAGGAGCACCCCTCCGCCAACATCTCCAAAGCCTTCACCGCCTTCGCCGGGTCCCGCCTTTCCAGATAGTTCCCTTCAGCCTCCCCAAACTTAGCTATCTCCACCGCCATCTCAGAAACAGGCTTTCTAGCCCGTTTAACGCGTTCTTTCGACATTTAGGTAGGCTGGTATGCCCCGACGGGTCAGGTCAAGCCTAAAGGCAAAGGACGGGCTTTTAGGGACCATCTTGTAAATTTTTTAAAAGGGTCGAGTGGAGCATAGGGCGACATCTTGGGAATTTTTTAAAAGGGCTGACTGGAGCAATCCCAATTTACCCACCACCCCCCGCCCGACCCCCTCCCCCCTCCCAATTGGGATGAGGTGATTGCCCTAGGGGTAGAACTAGGGGCAACACCCTAACACCAAATGGGAAGGGTAGAGCTGCAGGGTATGCGCCCGCGAGGTGAGGCTTTAAGGAAGGGAAAGGATTGCGCCAAGCCTGTCTCTCCCTGTCTCCCTGTCTCACTCTGGCCGTGACTCTGGCCGCCACTCTGTCCTTCCCTGTCTTCCTGTCCTTTCTGTCACCCTTGGGGAGTGTACGCTTGAACACTAGGGATTGGGGTTGCCGGGATTTCGTTTCCTAGGCGGTTTCCTTCGCGTTTGCGGGGCTCGCCTCGCGACCCGTACCTAGGCATGGACTGCCCCGAGATTTCGCGTCTATTGCGTTTTGGGGAAATTTCCCCACTTCAGAGGCTAGCAAATAGGTGTTACTACGTATTGCGTTTCCGGGATCCGGGATGCTACTCTGGAGGGGTAATCTAAATAATATAAATCATACTATGAATAATCAAATTATGACTGGCGACCGCTATGTCGCCGTTTCTTTCAATGGCGGGGACTTCAATGTTGGCGGGGTCTGGCGGATCCTGTCGAAAGACGGCACCGTGCATCCCTCGCGCTGGAGTGCGGCGAACAAGCGCCTTGAATCGTGCTCCTTGAACGCTCCGGGGATTGCGGTTCCTATGTACAACGCGAGCCGTCGCCTTGAGGAGCAGCTTGCGCGGGCCGGGATCACCTACCGCTTCCTGACTCTGGAGGACGCCGCTAATTAAGCGTTCCCCGTTCCCCTTGCGCAAGCGAGGGGATAGGGGAGCCCTTGGGGCTTCGAAACCAAAGCATAGAATGAACACAAAACACAAAGTTAAGATCGGGGATAGGATTCGCGTCACGGATTATCAAAGTCCGCTTTCAAAGCAGGTGGTATATACAGTTCAAGGAACGCGCAAGGGACTGCCAGTGGTTCACGATTACTGGCAAGCGGTGACGGTCCGCTTCTTTGAAAAAGTCCCGTGAGGCTTCCCCATAGCCCTTGCCTCCGGGCGAGGGCCTTGGGGAGCCCTTATGGCTCCACCAACACAAATAAAAACTATGAGCACGCTACGCGCACGCCTCGGTCCTCACAAGGGCTTGAATGCCGATTGGTCAGTCGAAGCTTGGCCTTTGGTTAACGGCCTTTGGATTATTGATGCCGAAGACGGGACATTTGCCCTAGTGCATCGAACGGCAACCGACTATGGCTTATTCGACATCACCGAGTTAGCAACCGTTACGCCGGAGGCGACCGAATGAAACACGATACCGAACACCTCACCCTTGCCGACGTGCTGCTCTATGTCCTTTTGATTGCGGGACTCGGATTAGGCCTTGCGTACGCCTTTTAACCCTTTGTCAGTTAACACTAAACACAAAAGATAATGAAAGACACCATACGCTCTGGATCGGATTTTGCCGATCGCTTTAACAAGATCCGCCCCAACCACTTTTCAAGGGCCGGACTTTGCGCCCTCTATGACTACCTAGAAGAAGTCGAGCGCAGCTTGGACGAAGAAATCGAATTCGACCCAATCGGCCTTTGCTGCGAGTGGACGGAGTACGAAAACGCGACCGAGGCTTGCGCTGCCTTTGGGCACGCCGAGGAAGACCCGGACAAAGCCCTCTTTTGGCTCCGCGATCACACGCAAGTTGTGGAGTCTGGTGAGAGTGTCCTTGTCCTTAACTTCTGAACAGATGAAACCCTTTATTCTTTTGGACGGCTTGCGGGGTATTTACGTTCCCCAAAAGTTCGCGCAGCTTGAAGGTGTCTCCGGTATCGTTGCCGAGGACTTGGCAATCCTTCGCGCCGGGCCGGATCACGAATACTATTGGGAGGCGTGGGAGGACGCCCTTCGCTTTGGTGAGGTGACGGTTGCGGGGATTTGCTACTCGCTGCACCAAAGCGAGGAAGGCGACTTGTTCGCCGTTCCTCCGTTGTCCTTATCAAATAAACACTTATGAAAATAAACTCTTACAAATTATTTCCGTCCGGCGCTTGGCATTTATCGGGGATGCTTGGCCATCGCTTGGTTTGCCGCGCTTATTACGGGTACACAAAGCGCGACGCTATCGCCGAATTTCGCGTTTACCTCAAGTCCCTGCGCTAACATGCAAATAAACACACCTTCAGATTTCGGACGCGCCTTGAAGCAAGGGCCCTATGCTTGGCCGGGCGGATATCCGCTTTACTTTGTATGTTCGGACGGCGGGGCCCTTGGCTTTGACGCTGCGCGAAAAAACGCTGCGCTCATTACTAGTGCCTTGCGCGATCCTTGGGACAACAGTGGCTGGCGAGTGATAGGCGCGGACATTAATTGGGAAGACCCAAGCCTTACTTGCGCGCATACCGGGAAACCCATTGAAGCCGCTTACGCATGAAAAAGGCCGATTTCGTGACAACGGCCCTTTGGCTTGTCGTTTGCGCGGGCTTCTTGTTGTATGGGGCCGGGCTCGCCCTGTTAGGTTAACCCAAGCCAAGCCCAATCCAAGCCTCCCTTCGCCGGGGAGGCTTTTTTGCGCCTATTTGCGCGGATCCGCGCTTTCCCTTGCGCGTTTCGTTGCGTTTTGCGGGGCTCGGGGAACGCGGGGAGTGTCACGGTAGCCCTAGCGCATCAAAACCCCTAGAAACGCAAGGAAATGCCCTTTCCTGCGATTTCTGGAATTGGGGAATTTTCCCCAATAGCTTTCTAGGGTCTTTTTCCTATCCACACTTGTTACCGGGGTTCTTCCCCTACGTAGTCCTACGTAGTATCCTGTACGTACCCGTGCGCTGGGAAGAGGCTTGCCGGGCGCGCGCCTATTAGGGGAAAGCTCCTTAAAGGACAAATCCCCCTTAAAGGGTGAACCCCGGCCACTAAATCGAGTAAATCTACTAAAATGCCCGAGTCCCAGCTCCTGATCCTGTTCCTTGCCATCGTCCAGATGGAGAGTGCCGGCGACCTAAACGCCCGGAACGGCTCCGCCGTAGGCCCAGCCCAAATCCAGCCCGCCGTGGTCAAGGACGTGCAGGCTTGGGGCCACAAGGCTTCCTTAAAGGACCGATCCACCCTTGATGGCTCCTTCCGTCTGTTCTGCCTTTACACGGATAGGTGGGTGGCGCGGCACCGGCTGCCCGACACGCCGCAAACCAGAGCGAACATCTGGAGGCACGGGCCCAATTCCCAGTATGCCTTAAAGGGCCAATCCACGCGCTACTCCTTAAAGGTGAAATCAATGGTTGATGATCCAAGTCTCGGTTGGGCTAACCCTAATAGCCGTAAATGGCTGGCTGACAGAGGGAAGCGTGACCTGCGACGCTAGAGTGATGGCTACTTTCTTGGCGGGAACTCCGCTTAAAACCTTCACCTTCTTAGAACTTTCTTCGAACATATCTAGCTGACTTTCAAGTGTTTCCATTCTTAAAGGTAAAATCCCACATCTAAAGCTTGTAGTCAAGCGTCTGTATGGTAGAGTCAGTTTTGTCAGCAGCGGAGTAGAGCCCGCTCAACCAAGTTTGGGGCAAGAAGCCCGAGCCCGGTCGAGAGCTCTACCTCGCCGGGCTTCTTTTTTAGTCTAATGGAATGGAGCACAGGGAGAGCCTGTGACGACCTTATCGAGGGTCTCACCGAACACCATCAGACTATCCGAGAAGCCCGCGTAGGGTTCCGGCCACGTAATGCCATAAATGCCCCGGACGCTTTAAACGGCGATACAGTCAGCTTTGCTAGGTTGGACGAGAAATCCATAACGTAGATTGTGGGGGCTTCAAGCGGTATGGTCTGGGGGTTCTCGGTACTCAAAAAGGGGTAGTAAGGATGTCCAACTGAAACTCTGAGCTAGCTCTTGGAGGAATCAGCAAACGGCAAAAAGACAGCATAGGGCGACTCCCTATGGAAGCCCCCGGTATCTAAAAAGGGGTAGTACATAAAAGTTCTCCCTTGATGTTCCTGCCGGGGCTCGTCTACGCCTCGCCCTAGCGGGGATTGGAAAAAACATACATTCAATTTCTTAACCTTCCGGCGCAAAAAGCGCCGTAATAACCCAAAACCAAAGATGATGACACTAATATGCACCGGACTCGGATTCCTAATTGGAGTCGTAGTCGGAATCGTGATCCAAAGCGAGAACGGCCCTGACCGGGAGGACTTTGAATGAGCACTCCACTCGAATCCTTAGACCTCAAGTGGGTAAGGCAAGAGGCTCTTCAGAACCTCTGCACCCTTGGATACGAAACCCTAGAGAAGGTGGCTCAGATGGATGACCGCTTACTCCTCCAAATCCGGGGGATTAGCCAAAGGTCCATCAACACCATCAAGCAGGTCGCTCAAGAGCGCGGCATTGAGTGGACGGGAAAGCCGATCTCCGGGAAGAGTCCTGCGATGATCAAGAGTTTCAACAATGATCGGGCTCTCCGCGACTACTTCGCGGCGCAGGCCCTCAACGGGACGCTCTCCAAAGGGTTTGGTAGTCCCGTGTCTGTGCAAGAGGTCGCCCGTATCTGCTACACCCTTGCCGACGCAATGATGAACGAACGGCTGAAGGCTGAGAAGGAGGAAAAAGAATGAATCACGCAGAAGAAGCCATCCGTCTGATCACCGGGGACAGAAACGAGAGCTACGGCACCCCAGATCAGGACTTCAGCGGCATCGCCGCGATGTGGACCGGACTCCTCAACACCCGGCTCACCAGCCCCATCACCGCAGAGGACGTTCCGCTGATGATGTGCGCTTTAAAGCTTCGGCGTCAGGCACATAAGCCGAAGGACGACAATTTGATTGACGCGCACGGGTATCTCCTGTGCCTTGAGTGGATGCAGACGGGGATTCGCCCCGTCGTAGGAAACCAAACACAGAAACCAACACACAATGAAGACTAAAAGACAAGCGATGTTCGGCAACGCGGCAATGGCCGCTTATTTCCTCGGACGTGCCGAGGCCCACCGACTGAACGCTCAATTTGAGAGCCGGGACATCTTCCGCCAAAGCTCCCGGCAGATGATGCGCCAGAATGCGCTCCGAGCGGTTTTCTGGATGAAGCAGATCGGAGGTGCGTCTTGATCAACGAGCACGGCGATATGATCGCCATCACCGCCTACTACAAGTTGCAGGCTCAAGTGGACGACCTCCAGCGTCAATTGGACAACGCCCGCACGGACTGGTTGTGCGACACCTGTGAAGGTCGGGGGTGTGAGGCAGAGAACCAGAATGCCGTTCTGTTAACGGAATTGGAGGAGCAGGCCCGCCTCAATGGCAAAGGCTCGGAGCGCGAGGCTGCTCTGCTGGCGAAGGTGGAAAGGCTGGAGCGCGAAAAGGCGCTTCAGGGGCTGCATCTAGCCACTATGGCAGACGTAGTGCTGGGAGAGAACGCCGAGGATCGCAGCGACGATACGTTGGTGCGGGAAGTGTGCAAGATGGCGCGCGAGAACCCCGCGCTGCGAGCGGATAAGGAGCGGTTGGATTGGCTGGAGAGCGCAGCAAAAGACCTCATCTGTACCGGAGACGGCTTAAGCGTCACGATTGGGGTGGCGTCTAACTTCCAGAACTACGCTACCAATGCAGCCACGTTCCGCTCCGCAATCGACGCAGCTAGAAAGAAGCAGCCGTGAACGCAAAACTAGTCAGCATCACCCAGCCCTGCGCCGACCTCATCGAGCAAGGCATCCTCACCGCAGACGACCTCATTGCCTACTGCGCCCGGGTATCCAACCCGTCGAACCAGCTCAACACGGAGACAGCTCCGCGTCTCCTTGCATACTGCATCCGCCACGGGCATTGGTCGGTCTTTGAGACTGCCTCGATGACCGTTGAGGTAGAAACGTCACGGGCTATTGCCGCGCAGATCCTTCGCCATCGCTCGTTCACGTTTCAGGAATTTTGCGTCTCCGGCAATACCAAGATAACGTTGGAACTTCATAACGGGATACGGAAAGGCAAGCGTGCATCCTACAAGCGTACCATCAAACACCTGTTTAAGTTGCAATCGCGTGCAGGCAAAATGCCCACGTGCGTTCGCGTCTTCGACGAGACCACGCGGACATTCACTACCGCCGCGATAAAGGAGGTCTTCGAGACTGGAGTTAAGCCACTTTACCGCGTGACGCTTGAGAACGGTAGGTCCATTGACTCTACGAAGGAGCACAAGTTTCTCACAACGGCTGGGTTCAAAAGCTTAGAGGATGCCGTAGGCTTAGAGAGAAACGATGGTCGTGTCACTTGGGCGAGAGATGCCGCAGCATTCGCTTGCAACGGTATCCCTATTCATCAGGACAAGAGCTGGATGATTGAAGCGCGTCAGCGCGCAATTTCCTCAAAACGCGGTCTGCCCGGAATTGCAGAGGAAGCCGGGATTTCGTATCACACCGTCAGAAAATGGATGGCAAAGCACGGACTTCAGCTTTCTAAGCTAGAGGTTGCTTCGTACAGTCCGACTTGGAACAAGGGCAAGCGATACAAGGGCAAGCCTCATTCATTAGAGGCGATTGAAAAGATTCGCGCATCTGCAAAACGCGGGCCAGAATCTAATTTGTGGCGCGGAGGTGTGCAGCGAGAAGAACGGCAAAGGATTGCAGATTGGTGTTCGGCTTTACGCTCCGAATTTCTAAAGCGCGCTCAGTACAAGTGTGCGCGATGCGGTTCAAGTCATAAGCTTGAATTGCATCACATAGTACCCGTGTTTGAAAACAAGGCTTTGGCTATGGAGCCTTCAAATATTGAAGTACTGTGCTTTGCGTGTCATCGCGCTCACCACAAGATACTCGGCCACACGAAGTCGTGGCGCGAGAAGAGTACCGGCAATCGCTTAACAGTTCATTGGAGCAAAGTTAAAAGCATCGAGTACATTGGTGAGGAGATGACCTATGACATTGAAGTCGATCACCATTCCCACAACTATGTTGGGAATGGAATCGTGACGCATAACAGCCAACGCTACGCAACAAACAGCGACTATGAGAACATTGAGCTCCGCTGGCAGGACCAGAAGAACCGACAGGCTTCCGGCGACCCCTGCAATGACATCGACCTACAATGGCAGGCGCAGGAGGCCGTAAGTGCGGCAATCCAAACCTACAAGCACCTCATCTCGAAAGGGGTAAGCAAGGAGACCGCCCGGATGGTGTTGCCATTGTCAACACGCACTCGGATGTACGTGACCGGCAACGTCAGGTCGTGGATTCATTACTTCGACCAGAGATGCGCAGAGCACACGCAAAAGGAGCACCGCGAACTCGCCTGCCTAATCCGTGAAATCTTCAGCAAACAATTCCCTAATGTATTCAACGCCATTAACAGACAAAGCACAACTTGATGTCCTGCAATGCGGACGCCCGGCCAAAGTTAAAGCCGAGTTCGCCGCCAAACTAGAAACACAGATCAATGACCTCACAGCCTTCATCCGCGACCCCGCAGTCTTCCAACACCTCAGCGTGGAACAAATCGCCCGGCTCGACGCTATCCTTACGGATACGGTTTGAGAACGCTATGCGTGCGGGGATGACCCTCAAGCAATTGAAGGACGCATTCCCGGAGGTTGACCCCAAGAACATCGCCCAGCGCATCACCACGATGGGCTACCAGCGCCACTATCTGACCAACGAAGAGTTCAAACACATCCTAAACCGCAGAAAGATAAATGAAACTCCCGCACAATGAAGAAGCTGAGAGGATTGTCCTCTCGGTCGTGATGAACGAAGGCCCATCGGCCCTCCTTAAAGCTCTGGACTACAAGGTCACGGAGGCTTGGTTCTACAACGCATTCGCCAAAGTGATCTGGAAACAAGTCAACGAGGCTCACATCAAGGGGATTGGACTGGAGCCGCACATCATTTGCGCGGAACTCAAGAAGTCTGACCCCGACCTCCGCAAGGTGGGCGGGATGCAAAACTTCGCAGACATCTCAGGAGCCTCGCCTACCCCTCTGGCGTTCGCTTACAGCCTAGATGCCCTTCGGGATGCGTATCAGGCCCGGGAACTGGCTGTTGTGGCCTCAGAGACCACGCAAATGGCCCTAGCGGGCAAGCCGCAGGTCGATGAGTTCGTCGCCAAGATCAGCAAGGTCTTGGCTATCCGCAATCAGACGGCTACGCAGGTCAGCCTCAAGGATGCCGCGAGTCAGGTGATGGCGGATCTCGCCAAGCTCCTGTCCGGGGAAGCCGAGCAGACCGGAATGACGTGGCCTTGGCCGGATATGACCAAGGAACTAGGGGCCGCAACTGGCGGGGAACTGATCGTCATCGCCGCTCGTCCCGGTGTCGGTAAGTCCTCAATGGCCCGCGACATCTGCCGCCACTTCGCCACCAAGTACGGCGACACGCTGCTCTTCTCGCGTGAGATGCCGGTCAAGAAGGTCTGTAAAGGACTGGCTGGAATGATGTCGGGCGTCTCCGTCCGAGCCATTGAATCCCGGCAAGCCTCGCAGCACCAGATCAAAGCCTTCGAGAATGCCCTGAAGGACATCGAGACCAACCTGTCGAAGAAGCTGCACATCTTCGACAGCGACCGCAATCCATCCCAGATCGCCGCCCGCATCGAAGCATGCAAAGCCTTTATGCAGGTGAAAGCCGTCGTGATCGACTACCTCCAGCTCTACGTGCCGCCGCATGGCAAAGGAGAGACGCGGGACATTGCTATCGGACAGACGACTTTGGCGTTCAAAGATTTGGCCGTCTCGATGGGCATCCCCGTCATCCTGCTGGCTCAGGTGAGCCGGGAGGTAGAGAGGGAGAACCGCATTCCCCGCCTCTCAGACCTCCGGGAATCGGGAAACATCGAGCAGGACGCAGACCGGGTGATCTTCATCCATCTGCCATCCGAGAACTCCGAGGGCGGCACGCAGACCCTCAACGATCAGACTGTCCAGAACCTAGAGGTGGAGATCGTCCAAGCTAAAGGCCGGGACAACGGCTGCGCCTCCATCCGAATGGTCTTCAATCGTCCCACCACCAAGTTCCAGCAACTCGCACGATGAACGGCAAAGGAGATTCACCTCGGAATAATCACTCGGAAGCCTTTCGTACTGGCTGGGATAGAGTTTTCGGCAAAGAAAAGGCTTCCCTTCCGCAGAACAATCCACCACAAGAACAGCGACACAAAGATGATAAAAATGAGACCAGACAGAGACGCTTACGAGACGCAGCTCGCTAAAGCTGCGATGGTGATCAGCGGTTTCCTGAACCGCTTTGAAGAACCCACCTGCCAAGAGCAGGCTGAAGTTGTCGAAATGGCCCTGCTTTGGATTGAGGAGACCAACAACATAATGGACGACACAAATGAAAACATCGGAAAAAATTGACCTGATTAGCGCAGCCCTTCTGGCTGCTCAGCGCGAGGTGGAGAACGCGTCGAAGGACGCCAAGAACCCGCACTTCAAGAACTCATACGCCAGCTTAGGCTCGGTGATTGAGGCCACCAAAGGCCCGCTCAACAAGGCTGGCATCGTGGTGCTCCAGACGCTCGGAGACGGCGGGGACCGGGTGCATCTGACCACCCGTTTGCTGCACACGTCCGGGCAATGGATCGAGGACACGGCCAGCTCCCCGCTGCCCAAGGCTGACCCGCAGGGAGTCGGCTCTGCCACGACCTATCTGCGTCGCTACGCCCTCGCCGCATTCCTCTGCATCACGCAGGAAGACGACGACGGTGAGGCTGCTCGTCCCGCTAATCCCGTAGTCAAGAACTACGTTCCCAAGCCCGTCCAGAAGGACGATCCTTTCTGATTCTGTCAGCAAACCACAACCAACAATAATATGACCTACGACAATACCAACAAGGGCGTTCTCTTCCGCGATACCAACAAGGAGGAGGGCTCCAACAAGCCTGACTACACCGGCAAGCTCAACGTGAACGGCAAGGACTACCGCCTCGCTGGATGGCTGAAGGAGGCTAAGACCGGAGGAAAGTTCCTCTCCCTGTCCATCTCGGAGCCCCGCACCACCAACTCTAAGCCGTCCTCCTCGGACGAACTCTGATGCATTGGTACACCGTTGAGGGACAGGCTGCACACACGCAGCCCACCAAGAAAGGGGCGAAGAACCCATTCCGGGCCACCACGATTCGGGACGCGAAGGAGCAGAAGCTCCTTCCGTCCATCACCGGCATCTTGTCGGTCATCGACAATCCAGCTCTCAACCGCTGGAAGATGGGGAAGGTCGCAGAGTACTGCTTCAACGCTCCTCCCATCGGAGATGAGCAGATGGACGAATACGTCGCCAATGCCCTTTCCAAGGCATTAGACGAGGTTTCGGACGCTGCCGAGCTGGGCACCCGCATCCACGCCAACATCGAGGCACACCTCAAGGGACAGCCTGCTCCTCACGATGGCATTGAGTTGGGGATGGCTATGGACGCCATTGAAAAGGTGTATGCGGAGGATCTGATCATCGCAGACTCCGAGGTGACCGTTGTTTCACACGAATACGGCTATGCCGGAACCACGGACCTTGCGGTGACGAAGGGTCCGCTGTGCGGGATCTTGGACTTCAAAAGCACCAAGACCACGCCCGGCGAGCCCGTCACCCCGAAGTTCGGCCACCTTCCCCAAATCGCGGCCTACCACGTAGCGTACTGGTGCAATGGTGGACCCATCAAGGAGAACTCCGTAGGCTACAATGTCTACATCTCCACGACGGAACCCGGACGTATCGAGGTCGTTGAATACTCAGCGGCTGAGATGCGCGAGGCGTTTGAACTGTTCTGCTCCGCAGCCCAAATCTGGAGGTACAAGAATGCCTACGATCCCCGCCGGGCTTAGTGTGGGCGACTGGCAGAACATCCGTAAGTGCGTAGCAGTACGTGCCGGGATGACCCAAGCCTTCAACCCCCAGACTGCCAAACAGCTCTGGAAACTCCACGACAAGCTTGCGACGTTCACCTCTCCGAAAAGTAAGCCGAAAAAGGCAGCAAGCCCTGAAGCTCTACCGGGAGCTCAAGGCTGATTATTTGTCAGTCAACCCGTCCTGTGAGTGCTGCCAAAAGCGGGACGCACAGGACATTCACCACAAGCTTCCCCTCGGGCGTGGGGGGAAGCTCTGTGACACTCGCATCTTTATGGCAGTCTGCCGCCCCTGCCATAACCTGATTCACGCCGATCCTAAATGGGCGACACAACACAACTACCTATATGCGAAAGCTAGAGACACTTGAAGAGCGACTGATGGAAGACCTGCTCAACACGATTGGGTCTGAAGAAGACCCCGTGGAGCAGTTCCGTGCTATGGAGCGTTACCACAAGTTTGTACAGGCCCGGGGCGAACGCTTACGGTCTGAAGCCCTGTGTGAAGATTGAGCACAGAGGCCAGCTTCTCTTCCACGTCACTTCGGAGTCGAAGGAAGAGGAGTTCTATGTCATCGACCTCTCCCTACACAAAGGGAGGGGTCAATGCACCTGCCGGGACTGGGAGACCAGATGCCAGCCCCGCATCAAAGAAGGAAAGATGAGCGAGTACCCCCAGACAGATAGAGATAGGTGTAAACACATCCACGCCTGCGTGCTATGGTTGGGCAACGAAGTCATACGCCGCACCATAGGATGAAGCCCCACAACGATGGAACTTGGACCGAAGCTCGAAAGCGTAGTTTCATTACATCTGCACTCCGTAGGGCTTCTGGGCGATGGGGGCCTAAGCACACTTGCCGCAAGGCTGCGCGAGTTGGACGAAATCAGTACGTCTGCGCCTCCTGCAAAAAGGTCGTTGGCAATGCGGAAACCCACATTGACCACATCCAGCCCGTCGTGGACCCTGTTCGAGGATTTTGCGGGTGGGACGAATACGTCTCCCGGCTGTTCGTCGAGGTGGATGGGTTCAGGCTACTTTGCACGGACTGTCATTCACAGGTCACGGCACAACAACGCGAGATAAGGAAGGCTAACAAGAAATGAAGACCTGCGGCCAATTCTACGGACACTTCGTTGATCTGGAGATCGAGGAGAACAAACCATTCACCCTGATTCCATTCGGGGATGTTCACCGCGATTCAGATATGTTCGCGGATGGGCATTGGCGGGAGTTCTTGGCCTACGCCAAATCCAAGAAGAACGCCATCTTCCTCGGGATGGGAGATTACACGGACGGGATGAGCACCTCGGAGCGGATGGTGCTCGGCCCTCTCCACGACACCACCAAGAACACTCTCAAAGATGTTTATAAGGGCGTTACTCGGACTCTTGCTAATGAGTTGCAGTTTATGCGTGGTCGCTGCATTGGCCTTCTTGGCGGCAATCACTATCTTGATCTTGGGGACGGCAACACTACCGATCATCTACTTGCGGC